ATAATATCATGAAGTTGATTATGAGGTGTTTCTAAAGGAACATAATCAACTACTATATGTGATGCTTTGTGAGTTACTGGTACTGAACTAAATCTTTCGTAATTAGTTGCATATAAAGTATTATTTAATTGTTTTTTGATTGTTCTTAATTGCATTCTTTCATTAGGAGTTCTAGGTGATAAAAATCCAGTTCTAGTAGTTTTGGTTTTAACTCCATCTACATAATAATAAGCACCTGCTAAAGGATTTTCAATAGTTATTTGTCTTTTATTATAAAAAATAGTTATTTCTGGGTCATTCATAAAAGTAAAATCAACAGAAAAATCAGTTAAATCAATATAAGGTAGAGTAATATAACTTTGATTAATTGATTTATCGTGTTTGTTTAATAATAATTCAAATTGATAAATATAAGGAGTATGCCAAGCAATGAAACTATAAACACTGTGTTTACAGTAAAAAGGTTCTCCTGTTTCTCCTAAAATGGTAACAATTTCAGGATTGGTAGGACATAATACTCCTTTATCATTGGGTTTAAAAGTGTTTCCGTGAATACCACAAATTCTAGGCCAGTCGTGAGAGTCTATGAGATTTCTAAGAGCCATTACAAATACACCAAATCTCTCGGGGTAATTATTTTTAAGATCAATAATATTTAATCTTTTATGCATTGTAATAATACAAAAATTTATCTTTAATTAATTTATATTAAAATATAAATTAATATAATGTCATATCAAGAAAAATATTTAAAATATAAAAATAAATATTTATCTTTAAAAAAGAGTTTGAGTTTTTCTCAATATGGTAAAGGAGTAAATAACGAATTATTAAGAGAAGAATTATCTAAAGCAATTTATAAAAATGATATTAACAGAATCAGAGAGCTGTGTAATAAGGACATTGTGAATGATGTTTCTGATATTACTGGCTTTAGTCATTTGATGTATGCGAGTTATCATGGAAATCTGGAAATGGTGAAGGCGCTATGTGATTGTGGAGCTGATTTAGATGCTTCATTGAATCATAATAAACAAACTTCTCTGATGTTGGCTAGTCAACAAGGCCACCTGAATATAGTCATTGAGTTATGTAATCGTGGAGCAAATATTAATGCAAAAGATACTCGTCAGGAAACTGCCGTATTATTAGCTTGGGGTAAGGGTAAGTTTGAAATAGTTAAAGAGTTAATTTCTCGTGGGGCTCCACAACCTCCATATTATTTTCTAAAAAAAGTATAAAAGCATTTTTTCTTAAATTTGACACAAAACAGAAAAACTATATAAATATATATCATAAATTATATTATATATGTCTCATTCTCAAGTAGATATTGACAAAGTTAAAGACAACCTTAACCGCATGATTAGTTTCAATCAAGATTTACTAAATAATGTTAATTACAAAATTGAAAATGCTTTTGCACTCCTTTCTCAAACTGATAATAGTGATTTAGGAGTTGAACTTGGAATAGATTTAGTAAGTGAATCTTTTTATGAATTAGCTTCAGCTATTGCAGGACCAGTAGGAGCAGTTTCTGCTAGTTTTCTTACTGCATTAGTTTGTAATTATAAAACTACTAAACCAGTATCTTTAAATGAGGCATTCTCAAGCCTTTTAATTCGTATTCAAAAAACTATTCTTCAAACCAATCAAGATTTATCTATTTATTATCAAGACCCTGTCACTTATTGGGATATAACTTTATCTGGTTCATACAATACCCCTTTTGGAACTTTTTCTGCATCTGGTAAAGTTGGTGATTTAGCAACTATTACCTTTCCTAACAAAGATGACCCACAATATTATAATATTCTAAATGCTTGTTTGAAAGGAATGGACCAAGGTGTTTGGGCAACTTTATTAAAACGCTTTGTAATTACTTATTTTGAAGAAGATGTTTCAACAATATGGTATTTACCTTTTGATCCTAATAGTTATGATAATGGCTTTATTCCAGTTCATAAATCATTTTATGATACTTGGACTTATCAAGAATCAACTGATTGTTATGGTAATGTTAGTAAATATTATATCCAAGAACAATATAACATTGGAAGTGGTGCTAGCGCCTTTAGCAGTGGACGTTTAAATGATGCTGCTTGTGATTATCTTTTCGTAAATTATGCAAGTGATATTGCAAATCCCGATGGTCTTTTCCAAAGAGATTTTGTTTTTACTAATTTAGGAATTCCTAAAGCTACTCATCATATTCACAATGCAACAGCACTACACGGAACCACTATAAGAGAAGTAGAACCAACTTCTAATAAACGTGGACCATTGTCATCGTTAATTACTACTCCTTGGTTTTCTTTATATTGTAGAAAGAGAAGAATTGTAGCTAAAAAAATATAAATTAAAAATTATAATAGTCACAAAAACATTCACTGCTACAAAATGAAAATGGAGCATCCTTTTTAATATAAGCACCACAGTTATTTAAACAAGGATATTTATTTAATCTTTGCTTAAGAAGTATTTTTATAAGGAATCGTTTAATAATAGGATTAATTAAAGACATACTAATCTAATATAGATGTATTAGATTAATATTTCAACTTTTTTATCAATAAACCTCCAATATCTCATCATTAATTCTATGAAACGCTACAGAACTATTTTCTAATTTTTGTTTAATATTATTTATAATAGCATCAAAGTCTTTCTTAATACATTCTATGGTTACAGTAATCATAGTAAATTCTGTAATTATATATTTAACATCTTTAAATTGATTATTTTTTTTTTCAAGATATTTTTTATATTGATCTGCATTAAAAATAATTTCATTTGTTTCTCTACCTAACATTATTTTTATAATTTTGAAAGGAAAATTAACATCAGAAGCATCTTCTAAATCATATTCTTTAGTTTTCTTACACAAATAAGTTTTAACACCATTAACAATAAAAGTCTGAATAGAATCTTGATAGTCAAATAAATCATTTTCTGATTTAATTAAATACTCTCTATAGCCAAATGTAAACTTATTATTCTTGTCGATTTTCATACTGTAAAGATATATTTCAAATACACTCCTATCATAATAATTACAAAAATTAATTTTCCATTCTTTTCCTTTGATAGAAACTTTTCCTTTAACAATATCATTTTCAACATAAAATTCAATCTCATTCTTTTTAGAATAACTTAAAAAATTAATAGTATTATGATTGATTAATCCTTCGAAATCCCCAATGTTAAATTCATCATCCTTGTCTCCACAAACAAAGTGAGGAGGAACTGATCCATTATCATCTAAATAGGTATATAAGAATAACAATACATTTCCATTAAAAATCATTTTATTATTATTCATATAAGTTCCTCCAAAATTTATAACATCACCTCTTTTCATAAATGATTTAGGATTAAATGTTTTACTGTATTTTTTATTTGGAAAAAGAGTATTTTTATAAATATAAATTCCTTCATTAGGACAAAATTCGAAAATAGGCCCTGGATTTTTAATATGACATATAGCATCATAAATCCATTTTTCATTTTCATACATTACTGGTTTAGACATTACATAATAGGTTATTGTATTAAAAGTGAAAAAGTCAACTTTTTTACACTTGTTCGAAAAAATCTTAATTTTTTCGAATAAAGTGTATAAATTTAATAAAATAAAATGTTTAAATTTTTTAAATATCTTACTAATAATAATGAAACATTCCACTCGTACTTATTTAAGAGCCAAAATGAATATGGTAATTGTTGCCATAGTTATTATTGGTGCTCTAAATTGGGGCACAACCGCTTTCGGTTATAATTTAGTTGAAATTTTAAACAATAATATAAATAATTTTCTTGGTTATCAATCTTATGTCGATAAAATAATTTATATTATAGTAGCTTTAGCTGCTGTAAAATTAGCGTTCAATAGAAATACTTGGTTACCTTTCTTAGGTTATTCTGCTTTCCCTACTCAATCATTTGTTCCAAATAAAAATAATTCAATGGGTAATACCGTAGTTACAATTAATGTAAAACCTAATACTCGTATTGCTTATTGGGCTGCATTACCTAAACAATCTCAAGAAACTCCTTATGTAGATGATGCTTATGGTAAATTTGAAAATTCTGGTGTAGTTATGTCTGATAATAACGGAGTTGCTGAATTATTAATTTTACCTGGTTCTGAATATAGAATTCCTTCAGGTAAAGTAATAGATAGACATATCCATTATCGTGAATTAGATTTACCTGCCGGAATGATGGGTAGAATTGAAACAGTTTATTATTAAAGCTAGTTTAAAAATTGATTTAATATTTTATTATTATATACATAATATAATAATGAATTATATCGACGAATTACCTTTGGATGTCATCCGAGTACATATATTTCCTTATCTTGATTATGAATCTAGAATCAATCTAATGATGTTATTGAAACCAGAAGAGAGACAAGAGATATCAAAATATTATAAAATATCTTCTAAACTTATTCAAAGAATAGATATGAAAAAAAGAGCAACTAAAATTATTGAATCTTTATGCTTATGCCAACCATTAGATGGTAAAAAAAGAGAAGAAGCTATTATTAAATTCTTAGATGTATTGGAAGAAAATTTAGATACTTGTAATTTTTTTCCTACATTTGGACAAGAGGTTAAGAAAAAAATAGATGTTAAACATGAAGAATTTTCTAATTCAGAATCTTTTGCAAAATATCTAAACGAAAGAACAAAAATAATTTTATCTAAAATATAAGACTTATTTTCTAATAAATTATAAGATGGATTCATACTTGGATAAAGTATTAGAATATATTGAATATGATTTTCAAGATAAATTTCAAAATCTAAACAAAACTACAAAAAAATATACTTATCTTTTACCTATACATAAATTACCTTATTCAATGTCTAAAGAAAAGAAACATTTATATGCAAATGATTATGAAAATATATATCCAGTAAAGGATATACTAAAAGCAGTATGTTGTAAATATCCTAAATATTTTGTTAGTTTCAATGAAGACAAATCAGAAATTGTGATTGACTTTAATTCTCAATAAGAGTATTCGAATAAACAAAACTACATAATTTGGTTACGTCAAATATTATTTTATCTTTTAATATTTCATTTTCTATATAAATAGGATTATTTAGCAAACTTATAAACTTTAGGTTTTCTAACTTATTAAAACTTTTTGGAATAAATTTTATTTTATTATAGTTAAAAAACAATACTTTTATATTTTCTAATTTACCAATTTCTTTAGGAAGATACATTAATTGATTCTTATCTATTCTTAAATCTTCTAAATTCTTCATTTTATTTATTTTTTTAGGTAGTATTTTAATATTATTGTTACATAGTTCAAGTCTCTTTAAATTTATTAAATTGGTAATACTATTTGGTACTGAAGCTAATTCATTATTTACTAAAACTAACTTTTCTAAATTTAACAATGCTCCTATATTTTTTGAGATTTGAGAAATTTTATTATTAAAAAGAATAAGAACTTTCAAGTTTTCTAATTCAGATATATTAGCCGAAATAACCTTAATATTATTACAGGATAAGGATATTTTTTTTAAACTTTTAATTATAGGTATCTCAACAAATTTATTATAATCTAATATTAATGTTTCTACTTTTAAATTATCTGGTAAACTGGATAATTCATTATTGAAACAAATTAAAGTTCTTAGATTAATTAAATAAATAAGGTCATTTGGTAACTCTTTTAAATTCATATTACTGCAATCCAACGCTATAATATCTAGATAATTATCTAATAGAAAAATATCTTCAAATGCTTCTACATTAATTTTATTTAAATTTGAAAATGTTATTTTCATTACAATATTATAATTTATTCCTTTATAAAATAATTTATAAATATATATATATGAGACAAAATGAAAGATTGAATTCATTCAAAAAAATTATTTTAGGACAGTATGTTTTAAAACAATTTGAAAATAAAGAAAAAGAAGCTTGTTTTTATATTCAAGACTTAAGTAAATGGGAAGATATCAAAAATAAAAATATTTACTTTAATATAAAAGATAAAAATAACGGTAATCCTTTCAAGAAGCTAAGAGAAGTTATTGTTGAAAATTTTCTCAAAACTAATTTTATAATTATTAGATTAGAATCACCAAATTCATCATTATCTTTTTATTGTAATAATCTACCAAATGTATTTGATTCAGAATTTTCATTAATTAAATTATTAGTAAATCCATATGACTTTATAGATTGTGAAGGTGAACCTATTTATAATGAAACTTATACATTATCGTATATTTTAAATGACCCTAATAAAGAATTTAATGTTGTAAAAACTAGCACAACTAATATTCCATCTTCTACTTCACATGTATTTTCTTTAGATACACCAATGACTCTTCCAGAAGGTAATTTAGAACCTCCTCGTAAATATGCAAATAATCCTAATAATCCAGCTGGAACAGCAGATTTTAATGTTTACCTTTCAAGTATTATAAAAAGTAAATCAGAAAGTGAATCATATACACCAAAAATTAAAATAGAAATACCAATAGTTACTAAATATAATATGATACTTATTGTTTTTATATTATTGCTTATTGGATTAATTGGTTCAAAATATTTATAATTCTTAACGACATACTCAATTATGATTTCAATAAATTGAAATCCTAACGAATCAATAGACAAAAAAAAATTGAATTAAAGAATTTTAACCCATTAAACATATATACAATGCCTAAACTAATAAATAAAATGGAAGATATTTCAAAAGATAAGAAAGTAGTGATTGATTTTTTTGCACCTTGGTGTGGACCTTGCAAAAGAATCGCTCCTGATTACGAGAAATTGGCTGAAAAATATACTGATATTGAATTTGTAAAATGTGATGTAGATGATAGTTCTGAATTAGCTGAGCTTTTTGAAATTGAAGCACTTCCAACTTTTCTTCTTATTAATAATCTAAAGGTTATACATAAATTTGTAGGTGCTGATATGGAAGGATTAACTAAAAAGGTGGACGAACTGAATGAGTTAGTAGGAACTCCAATTATGAAAAAATGTGTAAGTAAAGTAGCATGTGGCTGCATAGAAGACTGTGAAAAGGAAAGTTGTGAATGTAAACAAGATTAATTTATTTTATTTTATTTTATTTTTTACAACCTAAAGGTTTAGTATAAATAAAAATTAAAAATATTTTTATTTTTTACAACCTAAAGGTTTAGTATAAATAAAAATTAAAAATATTTTTATTTTTTATAATCCTTCTGTACCCACTTTAAATCTTTATCTAATTTATTACATAACTTTTCATTATTCTTTTGATAAGTTCTGAGTAAATTCAAATGTCTTAATATTTTTAATTCACTGTGGTCTTTCATTGACCTTTTAATTGCTTTAATTCTATCTTCGTGACTATTCTTAAGAGAATAACCATAATCAGATAATAAACCTTCGTCTTCAGGAGGGATAGGTATTTTAATACTTTTCTTTGATACTTTCTTAGAAATTTTTTTTAATGGCATTTATATAATATATAATAGAAAAATATATATTAAATAAATTTTAAATTAATCTTGTTAGTTTAAATGAATTTGCAAATTTATATAAATTTTAAAGGCCCCAATTCAAAATTACCATAAGAAAAATAAATATTATCACCAGGATTTACTTTTCTTCTAGGAGGCATATTATGAATAACATCCAAACCATTATCTTTCTTCTTTGCTAAAATATAATAATATAATTTGTCTTTGAATAATTTTAAATCTTCTTCTTTGTATTCTTTTTCATAGAGAATGTAATATTGTTTGTAATATTTATTACTGACTATTCCAGTGAAAGTATATTCATTGTATTTTAATGGAATAATTGATTGGATTTGGTCAGCAGTTATTGCAATAGGTAATGCAACAGGGACTTCTTTGTAATTAACCTTTTTAGGTTCATTTACTTCAAGAACGTTATTTTCATTCATTTTAAACATTTTTCCTTTGAATTGATATACTTTATTATTATCTTCATCGTGACCAATATCATAAGCTGATGAATGATGAACTTCTAATCTTTTTTCAATATCTTTATTACCACATTTACCATTACCACAAATTTGTCTCATACGTGGTGAACTAATACCAAATCCTTCTACATTATTGGAATAAACATAGTATATTATTACACCAACTATAAAGGAAATTATTATAATATTTTCAATCATTAATTAAAGTTAGATTTAAAAATTTTTTTCAATTATTTTTAAATTATTTGAATTCTGTTTTTTATTGCCTATATTGAAAACCATTTCTATCTGTTTATTTTGAAATTGTATTATAGCTTTTTTCCCTTGAACATCCATTTTTGCAATAGAAATATTCTGATTATAAATTTCATATTTATTATCTGCTATGTCTTTTAATTCCCATTTCTTCTTTTCTAAAGTATCTCCAATACTACTCATAATTGAATAAATAGGTTTAGTTTTATAAATATTTATTTTATCTCTAACAGTTTCTTTAGGTTCTATAGAATCTTTTATTGTAGAATTAATGTCTTTTGTTAATTGTTTAATTATCATTTCCATTTCATATTGATAATCTCTTAATTGTTGATGATACAAATCTAATGATGCATTAATTGATTTATCTAAAATATTAAAGTTATCCCTCAGTAAATAATTTTTATTAATAATATCATTAACTTTAATTAAATCTTCTTTTATTTTTTCTTGAATCCAAGGAAACTTTTCAGGACTATTTAATAACTCTATTAATTTACGAATCATACTAAAAGCTAAATCTAATTTTGAAATATCATTTGAAAGATTTGTAACAATGATTGAAAAGTAAGATTCATTATTGTGAGTAAAAGTATGAAAATCCATATCCCTAAATCCTTGAACTGAACAATTTAAAGTTAAGAATAATGAAAATCTAATGTGGTTATGTTTCATATCATTTTCCATTTTAACAATTTCCTTTTGTGATATTGTCGTGGTATAATTCTTAGATTCAATTAATATTTTTTCTTTATTAGGTAGTATAACCCAAGCATCGCCAGAATGGTCAACCTTACTCATATCTTGATAAATAATATCACCATATCTAGTTGTAAAAGAGTGTTCAATAATATTTTCTGCTAATTCTCCTTTTTTAGCTGATGCATTTTGAAGACCCAATAATTTACTAAGGCTAGAATTTAAAGGGTCTATTTTCTCACCAATCTTAAAGTTAGATTCTTCAATTTGCTTTTTAAGCTGGTCAATTTGAACAGCCATTTCTTTTAATTCATTTGTATTTTGTGTTTCATCTTTGGGAGGAAAAGTTAATTTATAACCTAATTGAAATAATTCTACAATTATCTTATCCAAATCCTTCTTCTTGAAAGATTTCAACATTGGATAATCATTCAAGTCTATTTCTAGAGCAACCATTAATATTAATAATATATTTGTATATATTATTAAGATTCAATTTTTATTTATATTATATAATTAATATCTTGAAAAATAAAATTATTTTTTTTGATAAAATGTATTCTACAAGTTTGAGCATCTAGTTTTTCAATTGTAATTTTATTGAAAATACATTTTACAAGATATATTAATTTTTCACTCATTTTAATATCATAATATTCTAATTTATCAGTAGAGGCTATTGAAATTAAATTATATAACCTTTCTAAATCTTTAATATCTTCCAAGCTATAATTACTAAATTTATCCATATATTTTAATTACTTTTTAATTATAAAAAAACTGAAATAAAGATTATTAATCACTAATCTTTATATAATAATGGATAATGAAAGTAAGATTGTATGTCGTAAATGTCAGGGTCCACATTTGACTATTAAGTGTGGTAAAGAAAAAGAAAATAAAGTAGAGGAAAAAATAAAAATACAAATAGATGAAAAGCCTAAAAGAGATTTTAAAGATAGGGATAACCAAGCTAGAGACCATCACCAACCTAGAGATAGGGACCACCACCAACCCAGGGACCAACCCTATCCTAGAAGAGATTTTAAATCAACTAAACACGGTAAAGTTAAACTTTCTAATTTACCCAATGATATTTTAGAAGATGATTTATATGAACTTCTTAAAGATTGGGGACAAGTTTATAAATTAAATTTAGTATCAAGGGATAATTATTCAGGGCAAGGAGGAACTACCCGGTCAACTGCTGCTTATATTGAATTTAGAGCTGAAGAACAAGCTGATTATTTTCTAAAAGCATTTGATAATACGGCGTGTAATAATCAAATTCTTGTAGTTGAGAAACTACTGGATTAATTTTGTTCCAAAATCAGGGTTCTAGTCTCTTATTAAGAGACCCCAACGTGATTTTGTTCCAAAATCAGGATTGGCATTGCATTTTATGCAACGCCAACGTAATACCCAGTTAATTTATTTATATTTTTTAATATCAAATTAGGATTTAAATTTAATTCCTTATTTTCATATTTCTTTGTATTTTTCATCTTTTCTACCTTGTTAGGGGTAATTAACATTATTACAAATATTATTAATATGAAAACCCACCAATAGTCTGCTAACATTACTTTAATTCACAAAAAAATTGATGAATATATAATTTTTTAATACTTTATTAATATTTAATGTCTATGGATTATATTCTAATAAATCTCATTGTTACTAATTTAAATAAGATAAGTTCAGGCTATTTAATCGTAGACTTTATGTTGTCTATAGTTTTAATTTTTTCTACTACCTATATCTATAATGAAAATATGAAAAAAATAATTAGCAATTATATTCAAAATTTATTTACTCAAAGAGATAAAGAAAGTAAATTAACCTTTAAATCTTCTGATAAAGATGTTTCTAGTAAATACAAAGCATTAATGTATTTTATAAATAATAATAATGATCCATCTGTAAAATCATTAATGGAAACTGAAATAAAAAAATATAATTATCGAAAAGAGGCTGAAGAAATAGAAGCATCTGTCTATCGAGTTATTCAAAATAATAAGTTTTTAATAGACCAAAATATTTATGGAAGAGTTTTTACAACTGAAAAAGACAGAACCGAATCTGTGGGAAAAACAGTTTGGGTTGAATATCAAAACTTAGAGATTAGCTCTCCTATTTTAAATATTAAAAAATTAATTGAATGGGTTGATAATATAGAGAAAGAATATAAAAATTATATTAAAATCAAAATGTTAGAAAGCCAATCTTTAATAGAAATCAATTGGGATAATGGAGATGAAGAAATAAATTGTTTCTATACTTCTTGGAAATCTAATGTTACCTTTGATAATAGATTTTTTACAGGAAAGAAGGATTTAGTTAATAAAATTAAATTCTTTTTAGAAAATGAACAATGGTATAAGGACAGAGGTATTCCATATACTTTAGGTATTTTACTTTGGGGAGAACC